TACCTGTTGCTAATGAGCCTCGCTTAACCCACATTGAGAGAGAGCCAATTTTTGCATTTGTAGGTGAACTTGAGTTTGTCCTACTTAAATAAGCACTAGCAGATGAACGAAAACGTAAGCTGTTGTCTATGTCATAACCACCAGTAGCACTGTTAGCTGCTGCTCCGACTAATAAAGACATTATGAAACTCCTAGCGTTTGACCTTGCTCGTAGAGATTTGTCCCGTCAGACCTAAAGTTGAAGAAGTCAACAGCTGCAGCTGCTGTAGATAGAGTAGGAGCAGTTGCTGCGTTCCATTTAAATATAGCATTCCATGCTAAAGTTCTTGACCCTGTGCCATCTTGAATTACTTGTATACTATAAAACCCACCGTCTTGTAAGTTAGTAGGTGCTGCCATGGTTCGGTTACCCGCTAAGGTAACTTTAGATACTTGTCCTGAATTTGTGTCCCAAGTGATGGTAGCCGCGTCAGTAAGTGTGAGTGTAGGAGAAAAGCCTTGGCCATCTACCTGTAAATTAAGTGTAGTGCTTAGTGAAGTAAATGCTCCGGTACTAGGGGACGTATCACCTATAGGGCCCGGTGTAGCAAATCGTGCGGTAACGCCTGCACCTGAAACGGTACTTGTTGCTGAAAGTGTTGTGAAAGCACCTGTACCTGAAACTGTACTTGATGCTGAAAGTGTTGTGAAGGCACCTGTACCCGCTACTGAACTACCGATTGCAGGAGGGGAAGCAAATTTTGCATCGACACCAACACCACTAAATGTACTTGATGCTGAAAGTGTTGTAAAAGCACCTGTACCCGCTGCTGAACTACCAATTGCAGGGGGAGAGGCAAATTTTGCATCAACACCAGCACCACCAAATGTACTAGTTGCTGAAAGTGTTGTAAAAGCTCCAGTGCTAGGAGTAGTTGCTCCAATTGTAGTACCGTTAATTACACCACTAGCTATAGTATATGAGGCTGAATAGTTTACTGCTTCTACAACTTCATAGTTAGTTCCTGAATGGACTCCAGTTTGATATAAAGCCATAGATTTGCCTGCAGGCACTTCAATACCAGCTGCAGAAGTTTTTACAGTTACGTCTGTATCAGATGCATTATATACATAATAATTTTTACCTTCAGATAATTCCGGAACAAGTAAATCTGATGAGCCACCTGAACTTCCAGTAAGTTTTAGTCTTAAATATCTAGCATCTTGTTCGGTGTTGTCGGTAGCGCTCCATGCAAGCGTTTGATTTGCACCCGTGACTGCTATATCTTTAGAATTTGCAATGGGATTTTGAAGAGCATATTGTAAATTTTTATTGGTCGTTGCGCCCCACGTACCGTCTTGTTCTCCGGTTCCTATGAGTTCTATACTTAAATTTGAATATGTTGACATAATTTTTTCCTTACGTTACTACTGGCACCCAATTAGGAACCTGTGTTGTATCAATTATAACCCAATTAGGGTTGTCTATGGTAGGGGCATGTCCCTCTAATGCTAAAGCTCCAACTGGTGGAGATATTATTACTCCATCTAATACTATTGGTGCTACCCCTGCTAATGCTAAAGCCCCAACACTTGGAGTAATTATTGATGTTGAAGATACAGTTGGTGCTACTCCCGCTAATGCTAAAGCTCCAACACTTGGAGTAATAATATCTCCCACAACTACACTAGGTGCTACCCCTGCTAATGCTAAAGCCCCAACACTTGGAGTTATTACTTTTCCCTCTAATACTGTCGGTGCTACTCCCGCTAATGCTAAAGCTCCAACACTTGGAGTAATAATATCTCCCACAACTACACTAGGTGCTACCCCACTAAGAGCCAATGCTCCTACTGGAGGTGTAATTACACACCCAAGCCCATAACCAGCTGAGCTCCAAGGTCCTCGTCCCCAGCCGCAAGTAGCCATTAATGACTCCTTATGTTAGCGTAAAAATGCCGGTTGCAGCAGGTAAAACTGTTAAAGTGTTTGGCGAAGTTACAGTAAACTGAGAACTAGATAACTGACAGAAACATAAAAGTTTACCTGCAGCTGCGCTAGTTGAGTTACGTAAAATCGCATATCTAACATTTACTAAATTAGCACCGGAAGCAGTAAATGCTAATCCCACTGCAGACATTGTAAACTTCATCTGTTTAGCTGAAGATGGATTTACAGTCCATTGAGCTGTAGCGGGTACTAAGTTTCTACCTCCCGCAACATAACCACCTGCCGCTGCAACTTCATTTGTCACAGATGCATATGTACTCAAAGTAAATGTAGAAGCATTACTAGCCGTTTGAGCTAAAACCATTTTAAAAACACCGGCACCTAACTTTATGGTACCATTGCCTATATATTTTTTGGCACTGTTGTATAGTTGCCATGCTGTTGCTGCCATGTTAAATCTCCTTAATATCGGCGTATGATGCGCCGGTTTCTAAAATATGGTGAAGCAATCCACCGTAAACTTCTAATTCTATCTCTTCTCCCAGCATTCTAATTAAATCTATAAACTCTTGCGCTTGAGAAACCATCCATGGATGGCACTTAAATATTTTCCCACCTACATTTACAGGCATTATTAACTGGCCATCATTTTCTTTCTGTTCATATGCATGATGCTTATCTTCTTCTAAACACGAATCACATCCAAATAAATGAAATCTTTTAAATCCTAACATTCTAAACAATGGTATAGCCCTTAACAATACAGTCGATCCTCCTGGAACTGACCACCATGTTTTATATTGCTCATCTAGTATATCTTTTAATAAGTCTGCTTGCGTATGCCATATGTAAGTTCTATCTTTTGGCAAGCCCTCAAATACACTAGGGTTACATTGTGAAGCTATAAAGTATTTACAATCCTCTACTACAGGTTTTGTAAACCTCGCATTAAACTTTCTTGCATCTACCATGACCATAGCAGAAGGAGTTAAACCATTATCTAAACACCAATTATAGGCGTTATTAATAGTTATAAGTTTAACACCTTTTGCCCTCAATTGCTTTATTTTTTCTATATGTTGTGGTAAGGATGGTCCCCCTCCTACAATCATAACTTCAATATCATTAGTCGGATGTGGTTCTACTTGTAAATAACCTTGCTTTATATTGTGTTCTACGTTTTTCTTTATCTCATCATCAGTTGTATTTACAGTACCCGCATCAACTACTTCTTCCCCTGTTGCCCAATTACTTACATAAAACAAACAAGTATTATCTGTTTTGTTAGACCAATGTATTACACATTTATGGTCTTTAAGTTTTTTAAGCCACCACTCATATGGGTGCACACTCAAATGTAGTTTATGTCCTACTAAAACACCACAAATATCATCAACTGTAGATATTTGAAAAAATACATGTTGACAAGCAGATAAACAATTCTCTATAACTTGATCTACATGATGAGGTCTTATATGTTCCATCACATCAGCACAAAAACCATAAGCTGCTTGGACAGGTAGAGGTTGAGACAAATCAGCTTCTACAAATCGCAACGCATGTTTCTGTGTTTCTAACATTGGGACTATATCTTTATCTAAGCAGTTATCTGCAAAGTCAACCATAGTCACATCTAATCCACCAAAGAACGCTAGGTTTAATCCGCCTCGTCCTGTACCACAACCTAAATCTAAAACTGTAGCACCTTGTTTAGGTTTAGCCTGTTTTAAAAACTCATGGGCTATTTTTTCACCAGGAGCAACTTGTCTATACTCTGGTTTATCCCACATCATTTTATATAAATCTTTTTCTAATGGTCTTACTTTATCTACTGTTACTTCTGGTGCATCCGCTATAAGCGACGAAAATCCTGTCATGTTATCCCTTTCTATTCAAATCGAATAAGTGCTGTTGTTGCAGTGTTATCAGGTAATGTTACAGTTAATGTTTGAGCTACAATAGTTTTAACTGATCCAAAATCTAATACACATACAGAATAATTACTAGAACTGCTATTATATATTAAAGCTCCTCTTGCGGAAAATGTGCCTGTCCAAGTAGTAGGAGAATCAAAAGTTATATACACTACGTCTGCAGTATCATCTTGTGTAACTGTAGCGCCTGTTAATGTATTACCCCCAGCTACATACCCTGTGCCTACCACTTCATTTGTAGTTGTATATGCAGAGGTAGAAGAATCTAGCGTTGCGTCATCAGTATATAAAGCTATTTTAAATGTGTCGGTATCAAAATCTATATCACCAGCTAATGATTTAGCAACAAATGTATTAGTTATTCCTTGTATAATAGTTGCCATTAAACTGCACTCCCTCTTCTACCTTTAACAGGTATTCTAGCTTGTCCACTACGATAAGCATCACGAGTATTTTTACCTTCGCCTAGTCTAGTTAATTCTACTAGTGCTTGTTCATATCTATTGGAGTAGTTTGCTATTGTTTCTGGGTCGGCTTTGAGGTACGTAGCTGCTTCCAACAATGAACCATAAAGTAATACGGAACTATAATTATCTCCCAGCCAAGACGTACCGCTAGCGGCAGTAGTAATAGACTCAGGATAAAAAAAGTAATGAAGCTCAGCGCCATAAGCTTTATCAGGTGTAGGACCGAGTATAAATGTTGTATCATCGAAGACAGCATAATATTGTGGTTTTCCGTAGTGAGCTACATCAGTATCAGGAAATGATTGCCTAATAAAGTTAACGTCTTTATTTATAAGAAAAGTATACTCATTAGTTGTATTATCAATAGCCGCTAAACTATAAGTAGCTAGCCAATCGGCAGGCACATTTAAATATTTATTAGCGAAGTTAATAGTACCCGTATCATTTCTTCTTAAGTCTGGAAGATTAACCCCATTAAAGATTCTGTTTTCAGCTTGAGTTATAAACGTGTTTACATCTACTGTAGAGTATTCATCTTCAGTATACGATTGTATTTGTGCGACTAGTTCTGCGTAAGTCATAAACTATCCTTATGCCATTGGGCCACGAGCTTTTCTACCTTTAGTTGCTGCACCATTGCCACGAGTTACTACGCCTGTTGTTTTAACATTTTTTTCAGGATAACCTGCAAAGTTAGGTACAGGTACATCTTGAGGTTGTACATACCCACCCTCCAATTTTGGTTTTCTTGTCTCGTTTTCTTTAGCCATTTCTTTCTCCTAAGTTATTGTTATTGTAACAGTTCCTACTACTCCTGAACTTACTAAATTATTTCCCGTAAACTCATTAGCTGGAGGTCTTGCTCCACCAATAGGTTCCCATCCCCATTGTATATCTCTTGACCCAGTTACGTTGTTGTCATTAAAACTTTGGTCAGGTCTTGGATCTCGCACTGCTTGAGGATCTTCTACTGGATACATCCCTTGCATATTCTGTGGTTGATCTGGGTTCCAACACTCTTTACAAGCTTTAATATTAGTGTTAGTTTTTCTTACATATAAATCTTTTAGTTCTCTAAGCTTGAACTGAAAACCACAAACATCACAGTCTGCAATAGCATTCTTATTAGTGGTGTACTTGTTGCTCATTATTTGCTTCTTTGTTTAGCCCTAGTTTTACCACGAACAGCAATACCATCCATTCTACATTTACCTTTAACAGACCCACCTTTTTTAAATGTAAGCTTTCCAGTTAAAGGCTCACTCTTTCCCTCTTTTCGTAGTTGTCGAAGTGTTTTTGCTGATAAAGCTCTATCTTTTGCAGCTTCTTTTTTCATAAATTTTTCTATAGCTGCTGGACTAGGATCTGATTTCTTAGGTCTTTTTGCTATTACCTCTCCCACTTTTCCCATATACGGATGCTTAGTAACTTTTACGCCGTCTTTTATAGTTGTTGTGGCTTTTGCTTTTGCGTGATCGCGTACAGCTTTTCTTTCTGTTCTAGTAAGGTCTTGGCCTACCTTTAACTTGTCCATTATTTTTTTTGTTAGTGGCTTTAATAGTTTTTTCCCTGCTGCTGCTAAGCCCATCTTATTTCCCCTTTAAATAATTTCTGTCTTTAATTACCATCCCACCTTCTTTAAACTCAAATGTAACTGAGCCCCCATAACCTGATATTCCCGCGTCTGATCCCCAATCTCCTTTAGCTGCGTATCCCTGTATATAGGGTTCAAGAGTTACGTTGTCTGTAATAGGAAGTTGTGCCGTTGCTCGACCTCCTCCATATGTTGTGCCTTTGCGTCTTCCTCCTCCACCTTCAAGCTTTAACGACGACTTTCTTTTTTTCTTTTTATCAGTCATCTTATTTCCCCTTCAAATACTGTTTATCTTTAATTACCATTCCACCTTTTTTTAACCCGGCAATAGGAACTTCAAACAGCCCTAATCCTTGCTCGTATCTTGCTTCAGCTTCTGCTGCCTCCAAAGCTCTTTCTTTTTTAGTTTTTTTAACTTTTTTACTTTTTTTCGCTGCCGTCTTAAGAACTTTTGGAGCTATTTTTAATATGTTTCCTACTACTGCTGCACCCATTTTAATCTCCTATACGTATGATGTTCTTGGTGCTATGGTTAAAGTTGCTTTTTCTCTATCTTCAGTTGAAGCAAGTAACCATTGCTCTTCATATTCTGATTTTAACATTTGTATTCTTGGTGCTGCTTCCGGAATCTTAAGAGACAGATAATAAGCTAGTCCCGCTACCATACAAGGTAAAAATCTAAATGGGATATGCTGCGTGTTTACGCCGGTACCTGCATCATCAATTCGTTTTAAATACCAATACACAAGCGTATAAGTACTATCATTAGGGACAGGCCACATCGTTACTGTTGGGATTGCCGCTTGTCTATCTATATAAACTTGTATCGGTCTGCCCGTGTCGTTCTTACTTGGGATAGATGCATAAGTAGGATTTGACACCCTAGAAATAGCTATGTCTGACTGAGTCGTTCCCGTCCCAGTTCTTATGACTTGACTCATGAGGTCGATGGTAGTCGCGGGCAAATTGTAAGTGGCTGTACCAGCAACTAGTGGGATTGATCCTTGTTCAACAGTCCACAAATTTATGCCTCGGTTAGCCCACTCTATTGTAAGTAAATTTAAACTACGGGTTGCAGTTCTTAAATCATATCCTGTTCTTAACTCTGAACCACACCGTTCAAACGCTTCTTCTACAAGAAGGTTAAGGTCTAAATTAAATGCATGTGTGTTAGTTGTAGCCATTATGTTTTCCTTGTTGTCCTTTTACGTCTAAGAGATGCGACTCTTCTTAGTTTACCTACTTATATTGTCTCAACACTTCTGTTTCCACTACTTCTCTAAACATATCAGAACCAAAGACACTAAAGTCTCCATCCTTCCACTTAATGTTTATCATGTTGTCAGGTGTTACTGTCCAACATCCTTTAACGAAAGAGTGGTTAGTATTCTGTGCTGCTGCTCTAAAGCCCCTCTCATTATTATCACATGGAGTTTTAGCTAGCACTATCCTTGTATTGGGATTCAAATAATAAACTTGATATTGCCCTGCAAATACGATAGTGCTTATGAAGAGTAATACTACTAGCGTAATTTTTTTAAGATGCTGCATACTTTCTCCCTTAGTACAACATATAAATCTCTACCATAAAATTCCCAAGTAATTGCACCACCTATAAACCATAATAAATACATCATGCTTTTGGTTTCCTATGTCCATAACCTTTTTTCTTAAGCTCTAAATGCTTAGCTTTAGTGGGAGCTTTAACTGCTTTGCCCGTCTTCATATCATACATCATATGCGATTTAAATACATCACCCCCAGCTTTCATCTTCTTAGGATTTACAATCCCCATTCCTCGGCAGCCTCGCATTATCTAGCCCTTTTGGCTTTTGTGTGACCTTTAATTGCGCAGCCATCAATCCTACCGCCTTTTTTAAACCCAGTCATGCTTGGTCTACTAGGTCCACGTTTTTTCAGATCAACTTTTGGATCTTTGTTTCTAGGTTTAGGTCCAGTACTTGGGGCTTTCATAGAAGTCATAGTCGGTCCTGAAGGTCCGCGTTTTTTTAGATCAACTTTCGGGTCTTTATTTCTAGGTTTAGGTCCAGTACTTGGAGCTTTCATAGAAGTCATTCTAGGTCCTGATTTAGATTTAGACTTAGATGCAGTAGACTTAGACTTAGATGCAGTAGATTTAGACTTAGATGCAGTAGACTTATCGTCTCTAAAGTATGTTCTTTTATTTTTAGCCTTTGCCCCAAAGCTACCTTTGTTATCAACATCCTTTTTCTTAAGTTTTTTGATTTCAGCGTCGGACAATCCTTTTTTCTTAAGTTTCTTTTCTGTTGTTTTATTAATCTTGCCATAGACTTTTAGTCCTGCATTCTTTTTGTTTTGCTTTTCAGCTTTCATGACTTCGTTGTTTAAGTCACTTTTTACTTTCTTCGCTTTTCTTTCTTTAATCTGTTGACGAAGTCTATCTTGTAGTGATGCCATTCTAGTTCTCCTCAGTTAAACCATACGACCACGGGTGTGACCTTTAGTAGCACATCCGTCTGCGCGTTTAGATGCTGAGCTAACTGTCCCGCCTTTTTTCATTTTCTTACCTTTAGCTTTCATTATAGCGCCGCCGGCTTTATATCCTAATTCTTTTCTTTGCTTATCTATTCTTTTTTTGTTTTTTTTATCTGCTTTTCTCTTAGCGGCCCTTACTTCATCTGAATCAAAAAATCGTGTGCCACCTGGCTTAATACTTGAATCGAGAGGGGTAGTTTTTTTAACCTTACCACCTTTCCTCATTTTTAATTCACCAACTACGCGCTTCTTTTCAGCCATCAAATTATCTTTGCCTTTTCGAGTATAGGCTTTCTCATTATCTACTCTGCCTAATTCTTCAAGGCGGTTCATTCTTTTGGTATTCATGCTTTTCTCCTTAGTGAACTCTCGTCCAATTGATTGTTTAACGCCTACTTTTTTAGCAAACTCTGGGTTATTAGCCACTGCCTGCATAAACTTTTTCTGCTTTTTACTTTTTACGGGCATTACTTATTAATCCTGTTACTTGAAGCTTCAGGCTTTCTTGGTTTAGCACCTTCGTCTTCAATAACTTCTTTTTTACCAAATAGCTTTTGTACCGTATTGGTTTCCCAAATACGAATAACCATCCATATAATAGTAAATAGTGAAGCCATATGAGGAAGCCATGAAAGCATTGAGCCCACAGCCGTGAAGATAGACGTAGCGTCTAGTAAGTGTTTCGTCGATTCATCCATTTTTATCATTTCCATTATACGCAATCTCCTAATGCTTCAAACCAACGCCTCAGTTCTTCGAGGTGATCTTCATTCTTAGTTGGTTTGGGCTCTTCGTCCATATTTTATCCACAGAATACCGTTAATGATGTAACTTGAGTTGTTTGAGTTAATACCCCAAACGACGCAAGTGCATCAGTTCCGTTAATTAAAATTCCATCACCGGGTAAAGCCATTTGTTGTGACTCGACTGCAGCTGGAGTAGCTATACTTAATAAAACTTTATCTGATGCTGCATTACCATTTAAGGTTAATGTAACACTACCTGCTCCTGCAGAACCTACAAAATAAAATCCTTTCATTCTTGCTCTGGGTAGAGCAGTTCCATTAGCAATAGCATTACCAATACTTACATTGGTTGCTACAGCTGCATCGGAAGAAATGCTAGTAACTCTAGAATAATAGTTTGTGGAAATTGCAGTGTCGGTATCAACGCCATCTACAGTTTCAGTGGTTACTGACTGAGTTAAATCCCCAACCTTGTATCCAGTGATAGTAAATGTAGCGGCAGTTGCATCGCCTGCACAAGTAAATAGAATTTTATACCCTGCACCATTATCTAGAGGCTGATTAGTTTTTAGAGTAACATCGCCTGCGCCACTAATAACAGCAGCATCTCTATATAGCGTAGCTGAAAAGCTAGGAGTGACGGCCCATATATCTGTTGTTATAGCCATTGTCTATTCTCCTATTTAAGCAATAGTTGCAAGAGGTGTAGAAAGTGTTTCAGCTTTCCACGTAGAGTTAGTACCATCATCAGAAACACATGTTAATTTAACTCTCGCGTTTGCAACGGTTGCATTAATTAATGTTAGTGTGTCCCCTGCAACATCACTAGCTGCATTAGCAGCTACACCACCCATAAGTGATAAAGCGCCAAACCAATTAGATACGCCTGCACCTGGTAATACATAAGTTACAGTTGTACCTGCGCCAACTGCAGTAGTTACAAAAAATTCATAAGTTAAACCTGCGTTTGCTGTACTTAAAGCAGGCATATTAACAATGATGTCGCCTGTACCGTCTACTTCAAATAATGTTCCTGATTGAGCTGCAGTAAGAGTTGTTGTAACTGCTGCGCCGGTGTTGAGTGTTGTGTTATCTACTACGATAGGTCCGTTAAAGCCCGCTGTAGATGTGACTGGACCTGAAAAGGTTGTGCTTGACATAATTATTTCTCCATACAAAGTTAAGCTTATCTGTCTTGTATGCGTCTGCTGGGGCAGTCATGATAAGCTGGTTGTTCCCAGATAATTAATATTACACGCTTTCATGCAATTATACAACAAAAAAGGGTTAAAACACGTTCATGAGTTTATCCATAAAGAAATAATAAAAATTGTAGGCGAGATAGGTAACACCGCAACAAGCCCCATAATAACTATTAATTTTTTACACCAATTTCTCATGTATTCATGCCTTACAAAAAAGAAAACCCGACAGAGAGGAGCCGGGTTTTCAGAGGAGGTGCTTTAATTACGCACCGGGTGAACCCCACATACCGAGAGGATCGGACCAACCGAATGAATATCTTTCACGGGCTTTATATCTTACATTGCCAGTATCGAAATCACCATCCATCGAAGTTGTTAAAGCAGTTCTTTCAAAATGCTTCATACCGTTAGGCACGTCAGTAGTTAAGAAGTAAGCGTCACTATCAGTTAGATAGTGGTTTACTGTATAACCTTCTGGTATTGCACCATTATTTCTTAATGCGTTAAGGTCGTTATCAGCTGTACCAACACGAAGTTGTGTGTCAAGCAAACGAGTAGCAACGAATTGAAGAGCTGGTGGAATAACCAACTTACGAGGTTTAGCTGCAATCAATAGACCTCTTTCATCAGTCCATGCTGCGATTTGAATCACTGCGTTTTCTAATGCTGTTTCGTTAAGGTCTGTTGGTGTTGCTTGTGTATTACTGTTAGTACCACCTGAAACTAATGGGTGATTTACTACCACATCAGGATTAGAGTTGTCATAACCAAATAATGACACACCGTCACCACCAGCAAAAGCGCCATCAAAACCATTGTTAAGAACATTAGCTGCTCTAACTTGTTTTGTGTTCGCCATTGATCGTGCAAGAGCTTTAGTATAACGAGCTGAAAGACTATCATATAGATTATCTTCAACCGCTTCTTCAGTTAAACTGAAACCTAAAGCAATTGTTACGTGGTTGTATCTAGCTGTAAAAGCTTCTTGTGCGTTATCATACGCAATAGCTGCTCCCTCATTTTTCAGAGGTGCGGCTGCAAAGCCAGCTAGTTTTGTTTCTTCTTCAAAAGAACGATCAGAAGATTCAGTTTCGTAAATCTCTTTATGTTCTTCGCCATATTTCTCATATTCTAAACCGAATAGAGCGTTAAGGCCTGGTAATAGCTCCTTAAGGAGCTGGGCTCTTGAAATTGCCATATCATATTCTCCTTAATTATACGCCTGCAGCGCGGGTGTATGAGTGAATGCCTTCATTAAACTTAATTAATAAGTCTGTGAATGCGTCACCCACGGTTGAAGTTGGACTATCTACAAAATCAACAATACGGAAAGCAATAGTGCTTGTCGCAGCTGTCGTAGCAGATACTGCCATTGTAGAATTACCAGTGGTAGTATCGCCTGATGTTGTAGGATTTACCACAGAGGTGAAATTAGTATTCTGACCTAAGTCAGTTTGTGTCACAATTCCATCCGCTTGTGCTTGAAAAATTACATCTGGGTCGTCAATAATATATGCTTGAGCATCCGATGCTACTGTAGATGCTGGCCAGTTTTGACTAAACACTATTGTGCCTAGATTAGGGTCTGTGTAAGTACAACCTACAAAAACACCAATAACACCATCAGGGAATACATCTCCGTTGTCCCCTTTGTTTCGGACAATATCAATTGTTCCATTAGTAGCGTCGATTGCAACAACCGAACCATTAAATATATTTTCTGCTAAACCAGAAGTAATCGGTAATAGACGCGTAGAGCCCGCATAAGGGGTACCGCCTATATGGTTTACCGCTTTAAGCCCATAGGGCGTAGCTGTAGTTGCCATGATTGTTTCTCCTATTTATTTTTTACCCCTTCCGAAACTTTTACCATTTTCTTGACCTTCAGCAAACTTAGGCATACGTGGATCACTTTGATTCAAATATGATTGGTCAACTGCATCAGTCTGTGCTTTTGTTTTATTTTTAACATAAGCCGCTCTTTGGTCCATCATTTCTTGAGGAGCTTTACATAATAATAGACCTCCAATTTCTATGCCTTCTTTAAATTGGCTATTGGGGTCTGCTTGTAATACGACTTCTGGGTGTTCCGAATGCTTCACCGGTTCCCAGCCTTCACGCATTTTTGAAGATACGTTCATGTTATCAGGCTCATTCAATAAAGAAACTCGAATCCAACGATAGGCCCATCCAGCTTTTTTAGTAAACTCCGGTAGGAGTGAAGCAGGTTGCCATTTCTTTGGTTCATCTTCTCGTACTTCTGTTTCTCTTGATTCTCTTTTTACCTTATCCATTTGCGTTCTCCAATTTCATAATTTCTCGTGCATATTGCTCAGGTGTTAACTTTAGTTTTTTCGCTAAAGCGACTTGCGTCTTAGTCAACCTAACTTTTTTAGGGCTAGTTGATCTGGTTGCAGGAGCAACAACATTTGAAGGTTTGCGTTGGGCGGGTTTCTCCGGTTCCAACGAATTATCCCCAAAATTTTCAGGGAATCGTTTTTGCATCGTTTCATCTATACGACGATAGTATTCGTCACTTGTAGGACTTAACCCACTCCTGACTAATTGTTCGTGCACACCTAGGGCTAGACTTGTCATTTGCTCATCTTTCCCAAACCAATCGTTATTACTTTGCCAATCTGTTGCTTTAACATCTGGCTTTGCAATTGAAGGTTGCACTTGTTGATTAGACTGTACTCTAGTTTCTGCTTCTTGTCCAGAAAAATTATATTGAGGCCTTATAGTCCGAGCCGAAGACAGCTGATATTGAGCATCATTCATTTTAGTCTGGGCGTCAATAATTTTAGTAGTGTCTCCAGAGTCATAAGCTTCCCGATAATCTCTTTGGGCTACAGACAAATCAGCCTCAAATTTACCTTGAAGTGTTTTAATATAATCTTCTTCGCCAGCGCTTAATGTGGTTTTTAGTTGATGGTTTTGTTGAATATATTGTTCAGCAAGTCTTACAGCTTCTTGTCTTTCCCGATCGGCTTTTTCTTTTTCACGTCTTTCATCATGGTGCATCTTTTTTAGTTGCGCCATACGTTGTTTAACACGTTCAGAATAATCTTCTAAAGTGTCATTTTCAACTTCTTTAACAATTTCTTCAGGCAGTGGTTCTTTGCCTCTGTCTTCAAGAGGAGTGTCATCTTCTATTTCTAAATCTAACTCATCTTGTTTAGGCTCTTGTTCTACTCTTTCAACATCTGACGTAGATTTTTCAGGGGCAGCTTTTTTACCTTCGTCTAAATCGACTTCTAGCTCCTCTCCCTTTATATCTAGTTCATCTGGTATTTCATTTATTATCTCTGCCATCTTTGCTCTCCTTATGCACTGACGTACTTATCAGCGTTGCGGTTGTGTTTGCGACGATTCCAATCTCTTGGAACCACCTGTAAATTACCTAAAGAGTGTTTACCACCTTTCGATAACGGTTGTATATGGTCAACTTCCCAAGCAAACCCTGTTTCTAAGGTTCGTTGTCTAGCTAACTCATAAATTTCTCTAAGTGCCCATCTATCTTCAGATGATACTCTTTATTCTTTATACGAAGACGCTCTTTGTTTTTAGCATAATACTCCTTCATATAATTTGGATCAGACCTAAGCACGTTCATAACCTCTAGGGTCATCAACAACTGCTTCTACTGTGTCATCTGAGATGAGTCTAAACTCTTTGCCGTGTATTTTAATTCTAGTTCCTGAGTAAGCACGAGTTATAACAAAATCCCCCTCTTTACACCACGGACCTGTTGGAAACCTAGCGTCGTCTTGATAAGCTAAATCTCCTAACTGCATAACAAATAAGACCACCGTTGCATGTTCTTGTAATTGTTTTACAGAATCTGATTTAATGATCCCACCTTCATAAGTATCTTCTGCTTCAGGCACCATACATAATATGCGGTATCCTTTAACATCAGGTAACTGTGTAGTTAGTTTAGCTAATGCTTCTTCTTCACTAACTTTCTTACCTTCAGTGGTTTCAGTATTTTTAGTTTTAATAGGTGCTCCAGAGCTGGAGACTATTGTTTTGTCTGGGGTGGCTATAGTCATTATTTACCCCTTTTCTTTGTATCTATATTTACTACACTGTCCGTAGGACTGCTTTCAAAGTCTTCGTCCTCTTTTTTATGTACTATCAACATATCACTAATCATCATTTGAACTGTATCAAATCCTCTAATCTGTCCACATGCATGTTGATAACCTCCAAGGTCTGCACCCCCTCTAGCCATGTCTTCCGTTACTTCGTTGCGTCTCTCTTTTATCTGGCTTGATAAATATAAGAGCGTTTCTTTCTCTGTCATGTTAATCCTTTTTTAGTTGTTTTCTCCATTATTGGATTCTTTCGTCTTAGGTGCATTACGCATCTGAGATTCTTTTTCCCGAAGCGCTATGTCTTGCTTCTTATTAACTGCAGCTGCGCCCATTTGTGCCCCAGCTAAAGTTTCCTGGGACTTAATACGATTTCGAGCACTTACTACTTCTACACCCATCTTAGCCCCTTCAAGTAATTCTTTTGCTTTTATTGCTTTATCGTCTGTTACTGCTTTAGCTCCTAGTTGAGCTCCTGCAATTTGTTCATTGGATTCAATCCTAGCTTTTTCTAAAATCATATCTCGTTGAACATTAGTTGATAGTTTTTCTTGCTCTAACATTAACTTACCTTTATCAAGCTCAATATCAGCCATTGTTTTCTGTGCTTTCATTTGAGTTTCCTGTTTCTTAAGCTCAAGTTCAGCTTGTTGCATTTGAATCAATGGATCTTCTTGCGCTTGCTGAGCTTGTCTTTGTTGAGCATCAGATTTATTCTGTTGTAACAGTTTTTGTGCTGCATCAGCTGAAAGCCTAGCTACTTGGTTCTGAATATTTTCTGGCATTACTTCGTCTTCTTCTGGAAGTGGTACGCCGAGTTGTACTTCAATTTGTTTTCTATATTCAAAAGCTAAATGCTCTGCTAGATGAGCTTCCATCGCTGCCTGCATTTGAGGCGCTTTTGGATTCTGCCCTAGCATCTCACGGACAAGAGGGTCGTCTCTAAATGTAGCATGTACTGCAATGTGAGCTTTTTGATCTTGGAATAAAAATGCTTTAACTGGAGTTCCGTTCACCATGTTCATATTCTCAGATACTGGGTCTAAAGGTTTAGCATCGTCGTCTGTAGGAATAAGTTTTCCTATATTTTTAACGCCTAATACTTCAAGCATCTGCCTATTAAGTTCTTTTAAGTCATAAATGTCTGGATTTTGTTGAGCCATCTGCATAACTGCTTGATACTGAACAACTTTCTGTGCCATTGTTGCAGCATTAGGGTCAGCTACAGGTATTAAATTAACCTTATCATAGTCTTCTTGTTTAGCTCCGGGAGTTCCTGTTGAAGGGTCATACTTATAATCAGAGTCTGTATAGTCTCTAATAATATGCTTAAGTAATAAGAACTCTTTTTTCATTGAGTAATAGATACGCGCATTAACTGCTGACATTACTTTCAATGTTCGTTCGAGTATAGCGAGTGTAGAACCTACTGGAGAGTTAGCTGACATGTCAGATACTTTCATATCGGCAGCAGAAGCAAAGCGTCTACCCTCATCAATAATTTTATCCATTAATTGAGCTAATACTTGGCTTGGCTCTTTATATGGAAGATTCATTAAGTTATCACGGAGTGTTCCGGCTGCAGCATCTACATCACGCCACTCACCTGGACCAATTGGTGTATCATCACCTTTTATACGTAAGCCCCTAGTTTTAAATCCACCTGGAAGATTTGATAATGTACCTGCGTCAACTAATTGTCTTAATAGCATTGTTCCTGATTTTGAAAACGCCCCAATTAAATGAATCAGACCAAAACAATAAAACCCAAATCCTGGTATATAGCCATAATGCACAAAGTGTTCTCTGCGTTTTTTTGTACTGTCCTCTTGTTTCCAATTACGTCTAACAGATAAAATATCAGTAGTACCTTTGTCTATCGTTACAATATAAGGTAACGCTATTCCTGTTTTTCTATTTCCGTCTTTATCTTCATAACCTTCTAAGTCAAGGTTAACGTTCATTTCTAATATTTTATATCGATCATCATTAGTAGCGTCAAAGCCCATCTGTTCTGCAATTTTTTTCTCTACTTCATCTAAGTCATAGTTAGGCTCACCTAACTCTACGTCTCGATAAAAACCTAGTTCTTGTAAGTTATGTATTTCTTGTTTAGTCTTGCGCATAACATGAGTTACACGTTCGGCTGTTTCTAAGTTAGATGCACCGTAAGGCACAACCATATCTTCAGCGGGTACAAATAATGACACTTGTCGACCAAGTGCTGGGTCGTAATAAACTTTCTTAAACGCATTACCTGCTAATCCTAAACCCCATAACATTCTTTCATGTTCAGGTCTGTACTCAGGCATCATATCCATGAGTTGGTAGTTCATATTCTCTTGTACACGTTGTGCAGCTTCAATACATTCTGGAGTTTCTTTACCAACAATAGAAGTCTTCACTGGGCCTGCAGCAGGAAAGGTTTCCATCATTGTTTCAGCTTGGAATTTAACTAATGCTTCGGAGAGTAGTGGGTGATAGACAGCACATGCGCCTTCCCACGGTTCAGTACGTTCTTCAAGTTTTAACCCTAATAGCTCTAACCCATCAACATAAGTATCAAGCCAATCTTTTCTTGAGTTAACATCATTACTAAAATCTTCAAGTAAATTTGAAGACAGTTCAACTAGAGTTCCTTCATCTAATTCTTCAGCTAAGTTTTTATCAAACTCATCGTCGGCCATAGCATCCGGGTCAATAATTATTTCAGCATCACCAATACCTATAGTAACTTTTTCTGGGTCTTCTATCTCAATTTCAATTGCTTCTTCTGATTCAGCTAACTCTTCTACGCCTTCCGGCGCTGTGTATAAACCTTTATCTATGTCTGCCATCATTTATCCTCTAATTACACTGCATAATATTTTTTAGTATTGCGACCTTTAAACATCTGTATATCATCTTCTTCGTCATTAGGCAAGCGTATAAATCCACCCTGTCTAAAACGAGCAAGTGCTAGCGTTGTAGCATCAACTAAATCATCGTTGGCACCACTAGGGAAATCGTTGCATTCTTCAATAACCTCATGCGCCCAACGTCTGTCTGGTGCCCAAACCACACCCCCACTAAACAAATCAGACACA